TAGGTGATCGCATAGCTGCTGTCTGGACTTGAAATCATAGGCAGCCATCAACCTATGGATAGCCTCTCTACCCCCTGTATTCTCGCCAGTCTTCACCTGTATCATTTTTTAATCCCATTGACGTATCAAATATTGGATCGTAGTATCTCTTTTGTTCAAATGTTGAATCGCATAAAACAAGATAAAACGACATAAACCAAACCTTAACTGAGAGATACTGCACTATGAGCACTGATATTTCAATTCGTGTACCAAAAGAGATGGCTACGCCTGCAGAGTTCGCGGAATGGGAAGGCATTTCCCGCGGCTCTGTTTATCAAAAAATCCATCATGGTCAACTTGCTAAGTACATGGTTAAGAAAGAAAAAAATAAGGGTCGTGTAAGCCTGCGTTACTTAATGTACAAAACCGATCAGGTTCGTGAGTCTCTTGGTCATTCCAACTTCCGCGTTGTTGTTGGTCAGTAAGTTCAATTATGTGAACTTTCTAAGGGGCTCGCATGTTTGATTATAAGATTTCCAAACATCCACATTTTGAAGAGGCCTGCCGGGCTTTCGCACTTCGTCACAACATGGCGAGGCTGGCAGAACGCGCGGGAATGAATGTCCAGACGCTGCGCAACAAGCTGAACCCGGACCAGCCGCATCAGCTCACGCCGCCTGAAATCTGGCTGCTTACCGATCTCACTGAGGACTCAACCCTGGTTGACGGCTTCCTGGCTCAGATTCACTGCCTGCCATGCGTACCGATGAACGAAGTGGCAAAAGAGAAGCTGCCGCATTACGTCATGAGCGCTACTGCTGAAATCGGACGTGTTGCTGCCGGTGCCGTATCGGGTGATGTGAAAACCACCGCAGGCCGCCGCGATGTTATCAGCAGCATTAACTCTGTTACTCGTCTGATGGCACTGGCTGCCGTTTCGATGCAGGCGCGTTTGCAGGCTAACCCGGCGATGGCAAGCGCGGTGGATACCGTGACGGGCCTCGGTGCTTCGTTCGGTCTGATCTGAGGTGATTATGCTGACTAAAAAACCATCTTTCGCGTCACTTCTCATAAAGCAAAGCACGGCAATGCACTACGGTCATGGCTGGATCATGGGGAAAGATGGCAAGCGCTGGCACCCGTGCCGCTCTCAGGATGAACTGCTGGCTGACCTGTCCACAACCAAACAGGGGAAATCATGGCTATTGAAGGCGCTACGGCGACTGTTCCATTAAGTCCCGGTGAACGCCTGGACGGCCTGAACCATATTGCGGAATTGAGGGCTAAAGTGTTTGGTCTGAATATTGAGCCGGAGCTTGAAAGGTTTATTAAAGATATGCGCGATCCACGCGACGTAAATAATAAACAGAATGAGCGGGCACTGGCAGCCATTTTTTATATGGCAAAAATTCCGGCAGAACGTCACGGCGTCAATATTAGTGATCTGACTACTGACGAAAAGCGGGAACTGGTGAAAGCAATGAATCATTTTCGTGCAGTGGTGAGCTTATTTCCCAAACGGCTAACCATGCCGAATTAATCCACGACAGAAATTAATGGCGTAAACCCGCCGGGCTTCTTATTGCCTAAATTCAGGAGAAACAACTATGCGAAATATTGAAACTCGTACCACTAAAACCGGAGCAGATGATGCTGGACTCAACCTGCTGCTGACTGAGGCACGCAAAGAAGAACGCCGGGGACGCGCAGATGTGATGGCTGCGCGTCTGGATTCTTTAGCTGCTCGTATCGTGTCACGTCAGCTTAACCACACGGAAGCGGCTGAGCTGCTGCGTCAGGAAGCTGTGAAGATTCAGAACGAAGCGCAGGAGATCCACTGATGGCTGATTCAATGGACCTCGTACAGCAGCGCGTTGAAGAAGAACGCCAGCGCCACATTCACACCGCCCGCAATAAAGCGCCGGGCGTTTCTCGTGTTCTCTGCATTGATTGCGATGCGCCGATCCCGCCAGCTCGCCGCCGCGCCATTCCGGGCGTGCAGTGCTGCGTCACTTGTCAGGAAATCGCAGAACTGAAAGGTAAACACTACAACGGAGGTGTTGTATGAGCACTATCCTGAAATGGGCGGGAAATAAAACCGCCATCATGCCGGAACTGATTAAGCACCTTCCTGCTGGCCCGCGTCTGGTTGAACCTTTCGCGGGTTCATGCGCTGTAATGATGGCGACAGACTATCCTCATTATCTTGTCGCTGATATTAATCCTGATCTTATCAATCTCTATAAAAAAGTCGCCCTTGATTGTGAAGCTTTCATATCACGCGCAAAAAATATTTTTGCGATAGCGAATAGAGAAGTTGCTTATTACAACATTAGGCATGAATTTAATCATTCCTCTGAAATTACTGATTTCATGAAAGCAGTATATTTCCTTTATCTTAATCGTCATGGTTATCGTGGGCTGTGCCGCTATAACTTGAGCGGTCATTTTAATGTCCCTTACGGTAATTATAAAAAACCGTATTTTCCTGAAAGTGAAATACGCGCTTTTGCAGAAAAGGCTCAACGCGCAACGTTTATCTGCGCCAGCTATGACGAAACGCTGGCGTTGCTGCAGGCTGGTGATGTTGTTTATTGTGATCCGCCATACGATGGTACATTTAGCGTTTATCACACTGCCGGTTTTACAGAGGACGACCAGTATCATCTGGCGTCTATTCTTGAGCGCCGGTCATCAGAAGGTCATCCGGTTATCGTGTCCAACAGCGACACATCCCTGACCCGTTCTCTCTATCGTAATTTCTCCCGCTATCGGCTGACGGCAAAGCGCAGCATGGGCGTGGCTGCCGGTGATGGTAAGTCCGCCGTGGAAATCATCGCTGTTTCAGGAGCTACCCGCTTTAACCGGGTTTATTCCACACACGGGGATGTGTGCTCGGTTATTTTAGAGGTGCGGGCGTGACGGTAGGTAAGTTCGCGCCCCACAATGTAGCAACCACCGGCGGCTCGAATGAGGCCGCCGTGGCCTTTTCATGGAATAACCCCAAAAAAGCGGTTAACCCATATCTGGACCCGGCGGAAGTTGCGCCGGAGTCTGCGCTTTCAAACCTGATTGCTCTTTACGCTGCGGATAACGAGCAGGAGCAGCTGCGCCGTGAGGCGCTGAGCGATGAGGTCTGGGAACGCTATTTCTTCAATGAATCCCGTGATCCTGTCCAGCGCGAAATGGAGCAGGACCGGCTGATTAGTCGTGCCAAAATGGCGCGCGAGCAGCAGCGTTTTAATCCCGATCTGCTCATTCTGGCTGACGTTAACGCCATGCCGTCCCATATCAGCAAGCCTCTGCTGGAGCGGATTAAATATTTCCATAGCCTGGGCAGAGCAAAAGCCTATTCCCGCTACCTGCGCGAAACAATCAGGCCGTGTCTTGAGCGGCTGGAGCGCGTGCGTGACAGTCAGGTGTCTGCCTCTTTCCGGTTCATGGCAAGTCATGACGGGCTGGAGGGGCTGCTGGTACTGCCTGAAATGAATCAGGATCAGGTCAAGCGTCTTTCCACGCTGGTTGCGGCTCATATGAGCATGTGTCTTGATGCGGCCTGCGGTGATCTGTTTGTCAGCGACGATGTTAAACCAGAAGAAATCCGCCAGGCATGGGAAAGGGTTGCAGCAGAGGCGATGCGCCTTGAGATCATCCCGCCTGCGTTTGAGCAGTTACGCCGCAAAAAGCGTCGACGCAAGCCGGTGCCCTATGAACTGATCCCACCGTCGCTGGCGCGGATGCTGTGCGCGGACTGGTGGTATCGCAAATTGTGGCAGATGCGCTGCGAGTGGCGGGAGGAACAGCTGCGTGCTGTCTGCCTGGTCAACAAAAAAGCATCCCCGTATGTCAGCTATGAAGCCGTGATCCACAAGCGCGAGCAGCGCCGCAAATCGCTGGAGTTCTTCCGCTCACATGAGCTGGTCAACGAAGACGGTGACACGCTGGACATGGAAGACGTGGTGAACGCCAGCAACAGCAACCCGGCACACCGCCGTAATGAAATGATGGCCTGTGTTAAGGGACTGGAGCTGATAGCGGAAATGCGCGGAGACTGCGCAGTGTTCTATACCATCACCTGCCCGTCACGCTTCCACGCAACCCTCAACAACGGCAGACCTAATCCGAAGTGGACCAGCGCCACCGTCCGGCAGAGCAGTGATTATCTGGTTGATACGTTCGCCGCTTTCCGCAAGGCAATGCACAAGGCGGGTCTTCGCTGGTATGGCGTCCGTGTGGCAGAGCCGCACCATGACGGCACCGTGCACTGGCATCTTCTGTGCTTTATGCGCAAAAAAGACCGCCGTTCCATCACTGCGATGCTGCGCAAGTTTGCCATCCGCGAAGACCGCGAGGAGCTGGGCAACAATACGGGGCCGCGTTTCAAGTCCGAGCTTATCAACCCGCGCAAGGGCACACCGACCAGCTATATCGCTAAATACATCAGCAAGAACATCGATGGGCGCGGGCTGGCTAAAGAAATCAGCAAAGAAACCGGCAGATCACTGCGTGACAGCGCCGAGCATGTCAGCGCCTGGGCGTCACTGCACCGTGTCCAGCAATTTCGTTTCTTTGGTATTCCGGGGCGTCAGGCATACCGCGAGCTGCGCTTGCTGGCTGGTCAGGCGGCGAGAGTGCAGGGCGAACGCAAAGCGGGCGCACCGGTACTGGATAACCCGCGTCTGGATGCGGTACTGGCGGCAGCTGATGCGGGCTGCTTTGCCACCTACATCATGAAGCAGGGCGGTGTGCTGGTTCCCCGCAAACATCACCTTGTCCGCACGGCTTATGAGCTTAACGACGAGCCGAGCACCTACGGCGATCACGGTATCCGTATCTATGGAATCTGGTCCCCGATTGCAGAGGGCAAGATTTGCACGCACGCGGTGAAGTGGAAAAAGGTTCGTAAGGCCGTTGATGTTCAGGAGGCGGCAGCCGACCAGGGCGCTTGCGCCCCTTGGACTCGTGGCAATAACTGTCCCCCTGTTGAAAATTTGAACCAGACAGGGGGTGAAGTACCGGATATTACGTCTATGGATGAAAAGGCGCTGCAGGACTATCTGCACGGCATGGGCAAAAAGGAGCGGCGGGAGCTGGTCGCCCGGCTCAGGCTGGTAAAACCGAAACGGAAAAAGGCTTACAAGCAGGATATTTCTGTGCAGCAGCGCCTGCAGCTGGAGTATGAGCTGCGGTCCAGAGGGTTCGATGGCAGTGAGTACGAGGTGAATTTACTTTTACGCGGTGGCAGCCTTCCGTCAGGGGGTGGTCTGCGCATCTTTTGCCAGAACGGACGGCTGCGTGAGGATGACAAATGGCGCCAGTATTACTGATTGCCGGGAAATTTGAATTGGACAGAGCGTGCTTACTCAGGCCGGAAATAGTGTCGCGATCAGCATGGACAGGACTGACCGTGCGGTACCGCTTTCCGGCATTCACGGTCAGAAATGACAGTGCTGGCCATACATCGAGCACAGTCATTTTTGGCGGTGTGGTACCGCGTTCTGGCATTCACGGTCAGAAATGACAGTGCTGGCCATGCATCGAGCACCATCATTTTTGACGGTGCTGCAGCTGAAGTAAAACTATTGCAGGAGTTGAGGAAAAAAATAAATGACCTATCTCGGAAGCAAGGCCGCAAGCGGTGTTTTTCAAAAGATTATTGCGGAAATGCCGCCACATGATACCTACATTGAGACGCACCTGGGCGGTGGCGCTGTCATGTTGCGTAAACCACCGGCCCGCCGAAGCTGGGGGATTGATATCGACCCTCTGACAATTGAGGCCTTTTGCCAGGGCAGCGCTGATTTTATCGATGCCCTGGGCGGTAGCCTTTTTATTGACGTTGCCGATGCAGTGAATTTTCTGGATAACTTTGATTTTTCTTCTGCCGGTCGCGTGCTGATTTATGCAGATCCGCCTTATCTCCATAAAACGCGCACCAGTGCCGCGCGTTATCGCAATGAATATACCGTTGCCGATCATGAGCGTCTGTTAGCCTGCCTTAAAAAGCTGCCGGAAAACGTCAGCGTGATCCTGTCAGGCTATCCGTCAGAACTTTATGACGAACGATTAACGGGATGGCGCCAGAAAGAATTCCAGGCCATGACTCGTGGTGGTGTCCGTACAGAGAAAATCTGGATGAACTACCCGGAGGGGCGGGCATATTCGCATTCATTTGCTGGCAAAGATTACAACGACAGGGAGCGAATAAAACGCAAGGCAAAGCGCTGGCGTGAAAAGTTTGCAGCTTTGCCTCATGCCGAACGGCTGGCGATCATGACCGCACTCAGCGAAGTGGAGTATTAACGGCAGCAGTATTACTAACCTCCAGAAAATATTTCCTGTTTTTGACCGATATCAGGGCTTTCTTATTGAAGTCCAAAAAAGCGTTTTACATTTAGAAATCGGTACTATACTGTATATATAAACAGTGTATATACATACAGTTATCTTGTGTAAGTGGCCGTAATAGGAGGGAAAATGCAGGATTATCTTTTGGAGTCATTGAAACTTCAGCGCATAGATTTTTTCATAAAACTGGTAGCGGCAAGCGAGTGCAGCGAAGAAGAAAAGCGGCTGGCTATCCAGTGGGTTTCTGAGCTGACTGACGAGCTGATGGCGAAAATTCGCAACCATGAATACAGCCGCACGATGGACGCTACCAGCTAGGGGAAAATCTATGCGCATTGAAATAATGATCGATAAAGAGCAGAAAATTAGCCAGGCGCTGTTAGAGGCACTTGAATCCGAGCTTTACCGAAATTTGCGCCCCCTGTACCCAAAAACAGCTATCCGAATCCGCAAGGGCAGCGCCAATGGTATTGAACTTAGCGGGGTAAGACAGGCTGAAGATAAAGAACGTGTAATGGAAATTCTGCAGCAGGTCTGGGAAGACGACAGCTGGTTACACTGAAACGTTGCCCCCGAAAGAATTCATTCTGACGGGGGTAAGGTTGAACAACGAGTGAAACGAGGCGTTAGCTATGGGAAAGAAAGATGACAACTACCAGATAGTTTATCGCGGGGAACGTCTTGAAAAGTATCATCCAGGAGGGTGGGTGTTCTTTCAGCGTCCTAAAGAAAGCGGTGGCGGTTACTGGTTAGGCCGCACCTATGATGACCTTTTCTGGCTTGAACTCGAATTCCCGATTTCGCTGCATGATGGACTGGTTTATCTCATTCGCCTCAAAGACGTTGAAGCCAGAAGTAGCGAATTTGATGATAATTTTTCGTTGTTCTGACCGAAACGTGTAAGTGCATGACTATGCCGCATGAGATCGCATGATCGTTTAAGGATCGTTTTGACGCAGGCCCGCCAGTTCTGGCGGGCTTTTGCTTATGTCATGCACCTGCATGAAAACCGCTACATAAAGCGGGCAGGCGTGGCGGGGATACGAGCGCGCGCAAGCGATGAAAGTGGTATTATGGGAATAAATTTTAAGCCTCAACAAAGTTCGTTCTGTTTGCCATCAACGTATAGTCTAAAAGTGGAGAATTTATGAATAGAGATAATGATGAATCTTACATTTCAGATTTGACGGACAGGGTATTTTTAATTCGAAGCCAGTTTGAGGCCGGAAAATTATTTATTGCAAGCCATCTTGAGGCTAGTTTCAAAGAGAGCTTCGATAAAATTAGACTTCGTGGCGATGGAAAAGTAGATCCTGCTACTGTGGAT